CGTAGAGCTTGGCGGCAATATGATTAAAGGACTATGGGAAGGTATTTCCAACTTTGGGCAATGGTTATGGGAAAAGATTTCCGGATTCTTTGGTAATATTTGGGATGGTATTTGTAATTTCTTCGGTATTCATTCACCTTCTACATTATTCCGTGATGGTATTGGTAAAAACCTTGTTTTAGGTTTGGCGCAAGGTATTGACGACGAAGCCGATACAGCGGCGCGAGCTATGCAAGGCGTAGCCGATGGAATACTTGATACCGCTAATGATATTTCAAATATTGATAGCAACGTAAGATTAACAGCGGAAACCGATTATACAAACGGTGATTATTCTGTTGCATTTATTGACCCATTAAATCTATTTGCGGATAGATTAGAACAAATCTTTGCTAATGCTAACATTTCCTTTAGTGATAGCTTGGCGCACGGTGTTACAGGTTCAGGAACAGTTATAAACAACAATACAGCGGGCGGACAATACAAGATTAACGCGCCGGTTACTGTAAATGTTCACGGTAACGCAGATGAAACCACAGCTAAACAAATTGGTGATGAAGTAGAACAAAGATTTATGAATAAAATATTAGCGTTCTCAAACGTTATTTGATATACAAGCCCGCTATTTTTGGCGGGCTTATTTTTTTACAAGGTGGTGACACTATGAACAATTATTTTACATTTGATGGCGTGGATTCCTCTGATTTTGGTTTATACATTGCTTATTTTGACGGTGCGCCTAATGTTGGTGTAGCCGGCGGCAAATATGAATTATCGGTTGATACTATTCCGACAAATCCACAGCAAATATATTATGGTAAAAACTATTCTACACAGCCATTAGAATTTCAGGCGGATATTATGCTTGAGTCTTTGCCGGATAATAGCGAGGAAGATTATACCGAACAATGGGCGGATATTAATGATTGGTTATTTGGCGCGGATGGCTATAAAAAGTTTTATATGAGCAATACGGCGGATTATAACTATTTACAATGTGTGATTATTCCGTTGGAAAACTTATATATAGGTGGTAAGCAAATCGGCGCAAGGGTATTAATACATAATGATAGCCCATTTTGGTACAACGATAATAACATTACTTTTGATTTCACAGGAACGACCGCAGACGAAAACGGCGAAGTATTATTTACAAAGAACATTGACAGCGCAACAGAAATAAAGGTTTTTCCAACTATCAACTTTAAGCCGCAAAATGTAAGCGGTGGAAATATTGATTATTTCCTTTTCCGCGTTCTGAATCTTGATAACAATTCTGAATTTAGAACATATATCAAAAAGCAGGATTCTAATAAAGATTGGGTTATTGATTGCCGATACTTAACGATAACCGCAAATAATGAATTGCGTACAATGAATTTAGGTAATACACAGCCTACAAGAAATTGGTTTTATTTGTCGGACGGCTCAAACAGAATCAAGGTTAATGTTTTAGATACTAATGGCAATTCCGCGCCATTCCAATATTTGAATATGGATTACACGAAGTATATTAGAAAGGGTGAAATCATAGTATGAGGATTAACAAAGAAATTCCATTACTAACAGTTTATTCACCAAACAAAAAAGATATATTGTGTTCCGTAGCTCAACCAAAACACGCAAAAATCACTTATAATTTTAATTCCTGTTCTACGCTACAATTTCAAGTAGACAAGAATATATTTGATAGCAAAACGGGTAAATGGATTGAAAACCCCTGTTATAACGATTTAGCCGAAAATAATCTATTGTATATGGCTAATTCTTCTAATGTGCTTAGTTATTCGGGTTATCCTCTTTTGGCTGATGGTAGTTATGCGCTCAAAGCAGATGCAGACCAGCCCGTAAAATATCGAAATCAATCAAATTGGCTACCTTCGGTTAAGTTTTATAAACCGTCATTTATAAACGGCAATGCAACATTGCAAGATGAAGAACAGGCGTTTGACGTTGGCGGGCTTGCGGGTTATCCATATAAACAACAATATGAATTAAGTACAAGACGAGATGCAAATAACAATTATATTACTAAGGGCGCGGGATATATTCAAGGTGTGGGTAGTGTTTTACATATGAGTGTAGAACATTTCTTTCCCGCTAAAGTTGGTGATGTTGTCTTTATGGGTAGTAAAACCAAAAACGGCGCATTTACAAATGATACTGGTTATGCTACTATGTATTCTTATACTCTATATTTCTATTCTAAAGACTCGGAGGACAGTTGCACAAAATACGGACAACAAGCCAACAGAAACGCCAACAGTAATTCGACCTATAACCCGGCTACAAGGTATTTAATTAAAGATGGTGATTTTGGTTATGATGTATTTACCGATTCAAACGGCAATACTAAAAGCGTACCACGCAAAGAAGGATTTGTTAGATTTGATGGTACGGGCGACGGCGACTCTTTACCGTGGGCAGGATATACATATATTATTGACGGCGAACGCAGAGTAAACACTATTTCACTTGGAACTAAAGCAAATCTAAATCATTCTATTCCGTGGTTTGTGATTCAGGATGTGCAGGAAGTAAAGGACGGGCGCGGAGTACATAAAACCGTTACCGCGTATTCCTACGAATATACACTATCTAAAAGGAATTTTTCAGTTGACGAAAGCAGATTACCGCTATATATCCCCGATGAAATTGTAGAACAAGTAACGGATAGTAATTGGATTGTTGATACTTGGGAAAGTAGTGTAGGCTCAAAAGTTTATACAAGAGGTGCGCAACGTATGCGGCGCGGTATCATCAACCAGATTTTGGATTATCTGCCGGAATGGAAAATAGGCTATGTTTCAAGTAGTAGTTTGATAACCAAATACAAACCGATTCAGAAAGCGGATAACACCAATATTTATTCCTACTTGATGAACGAAATACAAAAGTTATATGGTTGCTATATCCTCTTTAATACTGAGGATATGACGATAAATCTAATAAGCCAAAGCGATATTTTTAATAAAAACGCGGGAACTGTAATTAGTTGGCGCAATGCGTTAAAAGCCTTGACTATTTCAAACCAGAACACAAAGTATATAACCGCTATGAAAGTTAATTGTGATTCTGATAACTATGGTATTTCTTTGGTTAATCCGAACGGCTCAAACGTGATTTATAATTTTGATAGCGTTATGGATAAACTTGATTATGTGGCAGATGATACCCACATTAACCCCGATACTAATAACCCCTATACATTAGCGGAATTAGTAACCAAATATAAAACGCAATATGCGGCAAATTATACCGATTACCGCAACTTGGGCAAATCATTAATAGCGGCTACAAAAGAAACGGAAAAGTATAAAGAATTACTTGCGGAAAGTTTAGCCGCTTATCAAAAGGTTGTGAATGAAAATAATAACAAGGTTTCGATGGGGATGCCGCCAATTCCGCAGGATAACGCGAAATTTACTAACGGCGGTGATTATGTTTGTTATTGGGGCAATGGTGATTTGAATAGCAGATATGCAAGCTCTAAATACTATGATTATATCTATGCTGCAAATGTAGCCTATTGGAATTTTTATGATACATATACCGCAGCATTAACCACAATAGCCGAGAAAACCGACAAACTAAAAGCAATGGCATTACCGCTATCATTTAATTACAAAACGTTAAGCGCGGAATGGGCAAGCAATCAAGCGAATTATCGCGGGGTTTTCACGCCTACGGAAATTAAAGAGTTATACAAATTTATTTATGAAGGTGATTGGGAAAGCCCTATAATCACATTTGACGACAGCGACAAAACAAATGATATTTATAATTCCCTGTTGGATATGTTCAACACGGCAAAAACCGAAATGGATAATATCTATTCTAAACCTATTTATGAGTTTAGCGCGGAGATTGCGGACATTTTCAGAATGAAAGAAACACGGGCGGCGTGTGATTCTATTTGTTTGGGCAATTCGCTTTATATCGCGGATGGTGATAATTGGATTACGCCGATTCTATTACAAGTGAATGTTGATTTTGATAATATGAACGGAACAACAATGTTATTCAGTACGGACTACAAGCGCAAGCCGCTTGAATACCGATTTAGTAAGCTGTTCGCAACAATTCAACAAACGAGCGTTTCAACGCCAAAATATACATTTGATTAGGGCTTGACTTTCTCATTTTTCGGAGGTATAATTTAGGAAATAATCCTAAGTAGAACATCCGAAAGGAGAATGTAAAATGGCTACAAGGTACGATAATAAAAAAAGAGTGCTACACACAAACGAGTATCAAAATAAAGATGGGCGGTATGTATTCCATTATGTGGATGCAAGCGGAAAGAAATGTAAAATATATTCTTGGGCATTAAAGCCGGAGGATGTACCCGCAGCAATAGAAGCGGGAAAGAAATGTGAAATCAGTTTAAGAGATTTGGAAAAACACATTTTACGGGAAAAGGCTAAAAAGCTATCCCCACCAAAGAAAATCAAAAAAACCATAGATAGTCTTTTTGAAATTAATATGGCGCGGCGCAACTTGCGACAATCCACAGAAACTAATTACCGCTATTTGTATGGAAAAATCATCAAGCCGGAATTGGGTTATCGTTTTATAAATGTTCTAACCCAAGATGATATAGAGGTATTCTATACCGACCTTTTGAAAAATCGGAACTTTGCGCCCGCCACATTGGAAAACATACATAACATATTATCGCCTATTTTTGATACAGCCGTAGCCAAACAGATTATAGCGGTTAATCCTTGTGCCGAAGCAATGAAAGAAATACGGCGCAGATTCAAAACGGAATGGGCATTTTATACCGAGAACAAACCCGCGCTAACGATTGAACAACAAGTATCATTTATGAATTATGTTAGAGATAACCGCGCTAAATATGGCGTATGGTATAATTTATTAGTTGTGTTTCTTGGTACTGGTTGCCGCGTAGGTGAAATAATCGGTTTAACCTGGAATGATATTGATTTTGAAAGAAATACTATCACAATCAATCATCAAATCCATTATGGAGCTGACGAAAGCGGAAAATTTCATAAGAGAATAACCCCGCCTAAAAACAAATCAAGCATTAGAGAAATCCAAATGTTTCAATCTGTAAAGGCGGCGTTACTTGATGAAAAGGCGCGGCAAGTAATCGAAGGTATAAAATGTAATGAAACTATCAGCGGTTACATTTTTAACAAACGGCGCGAACAGAAAGTAACACTAACTGATTTTGTGTTTCTTAATAGGTTTGGAAATGTACAGTTACCGCATAACACTAACCGAGCATTTGAAAGAATCAGGAAAGATTATAATAAACACGAATTAGAATTGGCAAAGCGTGAAAACAGAAAGCCGGTTGAAATGCCGCATTTTACAAATCATATTTTGCGGCATACTTTCACAACGCGGGCTTGTGAATGTCAAGGAATAAACATTGGTTTCATCTCCGATATGTTAGGACATTCCGACACACAAACAACACTAAACATTTATAACGATGTTCAAAACACATTGAAAAAACGAGCAATAGAAGATATGGAAAACAAAATGATTATTGGTTAATACGGCGTGGCATTTTTGCCACGTCTTTTTTATATTGCGGATAAATGAATAAAAGTTTTGAAATTACAATATAAATGAGTGAATATATTAAAACTGAGGTTAGAACGAATGAAGATTACAACGAATAATTTTTTTAAGAGTAAAAGCGAAAACGAGAAAAAAGAAAATCTTAATAAGCAAATCGCATATATGATTAATAAAAAATCGAAGTAAAAATAAATAGAAGCTATTGAAAGATAGGATTGCAATGTGCTATAATTAACTTGGTTAATGTGGCATTGGTGCAATCCTTTTTCTTTACATAAGAAAGGATTACTTTATGTCACTATTTGAAAATCAGACAGCGGCGTTATATGTTCGTTTGTCACAAGAGGACAGAAACAAGATAAACAAGGAGGACGAAAGCGAAAGTATAACCAACCAACAAACTATTTTATTAGAATACTGCAAAAAGAATGGATTTGACGTTTACGACATATACAGTGATGAAAATTGGAGCGGCTCAGATCGTGAACGCCCCGAATTTAATAGAATGATTGCGGATGCACGAGAAAAGAAATTTAACACAATCATTTGCAAAACACAATCAAGATTTGCGCGTGATATGGAAATGATAGAAAAGTATATTAACGGGTTATTCTTGATATGGGGTATTCGTTTTATTTCTGTTGTCGATAACGGCGATTCTATGAACAAGGCAAACCGCAAAACGCGGCAAATATTCGCATTAACCGACCAATGGTATTTAGAGGATTTATCTGATAACATTAGAGCGACATTATCAAGCAAACGCAAACAGGGCTTATGGGTGGGAGCTTTTGCCCCTTATGGTTATATGAAAGACCCCGCCGATAAAAACCATTTGATAGTAGATGATGAAGCCGCTGAAATTGTTAGATACGTTTTTGATTTGTATTTGAAAGGCTACGGAATAACACCAATAGCCCGCAAATTGAATGAAGAACACATACCGAATCCGGCGACATATAAAAAGCAACACGGGCAACCATTCCAAAATATTAATAAAGAATGTTCCGATATGTGGCACACCTACTCCGTACAGCGGATGTTATCAAATGAAATCTATATCGGAAATATGGTGCAGGGTACACAAGAAAACATTTCATATAAATCTACAAAGAAACGCCAAAAGCCTAAAGATGAATGGGATGTTGTAGAGGGTACACACGAAGCAATCATAGATTTAGATACTTGGAACAAGGTGCAAAAACTGAGAGGCGGCAAGCCTAAAAGCGAGGTCAAAGGAAAACCCAACCCATTAGCCAAAAAGGTTAGATGTATGGATTGCGGCGGCTCTATGCGGGTATCATACCATAATCACAAGCGTTATTTTCGTTGTAATACTTATTATATGGATAAATCACGGTGTAAGGGTATGACGATTTCCGAAAAGGTATTACACGCGGAAATTATCAAACAGATACACGCTCTATATAAACAGTATGCGGATAATGCAATGATTGCCGATAGCCTTGAAATTGAAAATGAATATAGAGTAAAAATAAAACTTCTATCAAGTAAAATCAAAAATTCCGAATCCGAGATTGAAAAACTGGATAAGCGTTTAAGCACGATTTACATTGACAAATTAGACGGCGTTATTTCTGTTGATGAATTTGTTTCATTGAAAACAAGATTTTCAGGCGAACGCGATAAACTAATTGATAATGTTACCGCTTGGAAAGCTGAGATAGACAAGATAAATGAGAAAATCGCTTTAGCAAAGAATCGTTTTGAAATCATTGAACAATTCAAAGATGTTAAAGAATTGGACTATCTAACCGCGCAGACCTTAATTGACTATGTGGAGATTGGCGGAAACCAATATGACCGCATAATCAATATTTACTGGAATTTTTGATGAATCACAAAATATGACAATTTTTGAACATCACGAAAATATGTTTGAAAAGTGCCGAAAAACCGCATAAGAAAGCGGATTCCACCTAAAAAACAGGTTGTGCATACACAGCTTTTTCAGATGAAAACGCTATATAAACACAACCAGTAGCCACATTAACCACAACATATAGTATTATAATATATAGATATACACAATATATTGTAGGATTTTATCTTGCTTCATTCTTTAAAATCGTGCAATATATTATTATGTCAGTGATAACAAAAGCACCTCCGCAGAATATCGGGTAGGTGCTATTTTTTTGGATTTTACGCCCGATGACATACTATTCATATTATGTCATATTGCATAACTTACTATTCATAGTATGTCATATATTTATACATATTGCACAATCAGCTAATAGAATCTTACAAAATCTTCTTTTGATTCATCAATAGACATTTTAACACAATCGGAGGTATAATATAGACAACCAAAGAAAAGGTTAAACCCGTGACACAATGGGCGCATCCCGTATTATGGACGCTGGTTGCGGCAATGACCGCGTAAAGCTAACCACCAGTGAATAGCTTGGTTAGGATGCTTGACGGGAAATTTATAAAAGCGAGGAGAAAAATGAATGGCAAAGAATAAAAAGAAAAGTAAATGGAGTAAACTGCAATCGCAAAAGTTAAGTATTCATTCAGCAACAGAAAACGATGTTAATGATGCACTTATTGAAATTGCAAAAATACTTGATTTAGATTGGTGTGGTATAGGTACTGCATATATAAAAGAATATTTTGGCAATTCAACTGCGATGGCGTATTATGACAGGTTAGACGATATAATTATAATCAATCCTCGTTATCTTATATCAAAAGATATAATTTATTTTGCAATCGCACACGAGTTAAGGCACAGATGGCAGAATGAACACAACGCAGATGAATGGTTTAATAATTATAAACTTCGTGATACACTTGATTTGCAACAGTATAACAATCAAATAGCCGAAAAAGACGCTAACGCATTTGCGCTTGTAGTGATGGATTCTCTTTATCCGGGCTGGGAGAGCAGAATTAAGATAGTGTTTCAAACCAACAAAGGCATAAAAAATAAAATATGGGATGAAGAAATACAAATAGCATATAACGCTATAAGGAATCAATACTTTAATATGATAAAAGCATAAAATCTATAAGTTGCGCCAACGGCTAAACGGGCAGAAAGGTAATCGAAAATGAAACTATCACACAACAAAACATTCGTACAAATCAACCCCGCCGACAATCAGACCCCCGCCGAGGTCAAAGCCGCATTATCGTCGCTTAAACCCTACACCAACACCAATAACGAAATCTTAATTGAAGTACCCCCAAAGGGTTTAGGGATTTCATTAAAGGAACTCCGCGCGGCGGTTGAGCCGGCAAGAGTGCAGATGTTCGACCGATACAACAAGGGCGACACCGAAGAACGCCATTATTACAGAGGTTAAAATTTCCGGGGCAGTCTGAACGGCTGCCCTAAATCCTTGAAAAATTTTTTAAGCTATTAGGTGTAGAGGGGTTTACATTCTCTGACCTTTGCGTTATAATAATTACAAATCTGTAACAATTAAATATTTGCGTGTATTCTGCCGAGAAGATAGGCGGGCGCATAGTGTCTTTAATCCTGTTGGGATATGGTTTGAAAGTGTAGATAGTACCATAGATTAAACCCCATTCTACATTCGGATGAGTAAGATTATTAAACAAGATTAAATGAGAATCCGCACGGCGCGGATTGACGGATTAAAAGAGCTATTCAATTTCTTAACACTGTTATTAGTGTTAGATTTTGGATAGCTCTTTTTTGTTTTGTCAATAAAACCGCTATTTTATTTGTAATGTAACGCGGCGTTTTGGGCGATGGAGTCAGTACAATTTTTAGATGAATCTTTTTTAACCCCCGAAAAATGGCTTATCTATGCGGTTTTTTACAGGTGCTAAAAAAACCTTGATTTTTCTTCTATTGAAGGGAAATTAACTAACGTTCAAATAGGACGGTAGCCATTTTTAGATGAATAATTTTTGACCCCCGAAAAACAGCTTGGTTATGCGGATTTTCAAGGGTATCAAAAAAACCTTGGTTTTTCTTCTATTGGAGGGAAATAAACCAATTAGGACGTTAGCAATTTTTAGATGAAATATCGAAAAAACATAGATAAAACCTATACTTTAAAGCAATCCGCCATTTATTTATATAGGTTGGGTATATAAATATTTGGACAATTTAATTTTTAGATGTGAAGTCAATACATTTTTGAGATGAAAAGCCCGAATAACCGCATAAACACTATGCTTTTTAGTGTTGTTATCATTTTTTTATTTGGTAGGAGAGTAAGGAAAATATTTTTTTATATGAGTGTCAGATAAATAATACCTGTTCATTTTTCAATGATAAGCGCGAAAATTCGCATAAACATTATGCTTTTATGGTTTTTAACATTTTTTTATTTGGGTAGTGGATGGCAAAAATGAAAAGTGATACCCGCGAAAAATAGCCTAAAAACCGCATAAATACTGACTTTTTGAGAAAAACCCTATTTTCCTATATGGAGATAGTAAAGCATTTAATTGTTTTTTTATTTCTACAATTTGAAATATAGAAAGGTGGAAACAAAAATGAAAGCGAGAATCCTTCGATTCCTAAACGAATTGCAATTACCGAAAACGAGATTTTGTCGCGGAATCGGCATTAGCACACAGGCGTTAAATGCGTGGTTGCGGGATGATTTGAATTTGTCGGAAAACACATTAAAACGCATTGATGATTATTTAAGACGTTACGGATTTTGAAACGAGGTGAACGAAATAGAACGACAAGTAGACCCGCTAAAAAATAAGGTTGAAGAATATTTAGCAACGCGCGGATGGAACGGATTGCAATTCTGCAAATCTGCAAACATTTCTATAAACAAATTTTACTTTTGGTTAAATTCTGATTTTACATTAGACAATCTGAGCCGCGCGGCAATAGTTGCATACATAAATTCACATTAACAACGAAAGGAAGAATAACAATGAAACTAATAAAAGAAACAGATACCGATTTTTGGGAAAAAGTAAATTACAAAGTGCCGGATTTACCCGGCGAGGAATGGCGCACTATTCCGGGATGGGAATTATATATGGTTTCCAACAAATGCAGAGTTAAACGAACGCTACAAGAACGGTTTTACCCGGGCGGCAGGTCACTATTTTTGCAAGAGGAATTATTAACGCCATATATTGCGCCCGACGGCAGACCTACCATTATTTTAACCAAATTCAGAAAGCGCAAAAAATTCTATATTTATCGTTTAATGATGGATGCTTTTGAAATACCATATGAGCATCCCGAGGATATTTTAGTAAACCACAAAGACCAAGACCCAAGCAATAATGATTTTTCTAATTTAACGCGGGCAAGCGTAAAGACAAATAATAATTGGGGTACGCGAAACAAGTTATTAAGTGAAAGCCTCAAGAAATATAATGCGGGATTGAGTGCGGAGGAAAAAGCCGAACGCGGCAAACGCGCGGGAATGGCACGAGCCAAAAAAATAATTTGTGCCGGCGTAGTTTATGAATCTTTGGCGGATTTTTGCAGAAAAAATAATGTTAAAAACTCTACCGCTTGGCAGTGGTTAAACGGCGGTAATGCTATGCCGGAGGAATATAGGGAAAAAAGATTAAGTTATGTAACGAATAAGGAAAGCAAGGGAAACAGTAATGAAACAGAACGAACAACGAACGATATTAAAGATTGAAAGTAAAGAACTAAAGAAAGCAAAATGGAAATATGCGCTTGATTTAGAAACTGCAATAGATAAAAAGTTAGTTATCGGCGTTTCGGAATCTCAGTTAATCCGATGGATTGACAAGCTGAAAGGGCGCGGAGATGTCAACGCGAAAATCAAAAGCATAAAATCCAAAATCAAGAAAATCAAGAAAAACAAAGAAGATACTCACAGGAAAGAAAAATTAAGAAAAGCATATAGCAAGCGCGACAATTTGCAATTTATTCCCGAACTTGTAAACGTGGTTTTTCCACCTTGCAAGAATGGCGAAAACCGAGATTATGACCGCGCCAACAAAGGCTTTACAATCAACGGCGTTAGATTTGTGCGTTTGCTCGGAACGCCTAACGGCATCAAAAAATGTACGATTCTTTATGTGGCAGAGGATTTACACGCGGATTTAATGAAACGCATTGAGAACGACCGACAGCCCGAAAAAGAGCTAATACCCGCCAAACTCGAAGCATACCGCGCCTTGACCTGTTCGGGCAGTGTTCCCATCCCTGCGCCGGATGGCGTTATTGTGGTTAAGGATTGTTTAACCAAATTCCGCGAGGACGTTATTGTTATCAAGGATTCCGAAGAATCGGACGAGCCTATATTATCTTGTGAAAAAGATTTTGAAATCGAGCATAACAATTCCGATGGTTTTGGTTTAATGTTGCCGAGCTATGCGGCGAAAGTTAATAGTTTTCTAACCAATGGCAACGATACAACACCATTATCGGGCGCAGTAATTCGATACAGCTTTACAAAGGGATTATTAGTTACTTTTGATTTCGTGGAGTTTGCGGAACAGATAGCCAACAATTACATTATAACCGATGTTTGGGGAACTCCGCGCGATATTCGCAACGCGGAAATCATATTAACAGAATCACAATTAAAACTATGGGATAGTTTCGATAGTTGGGAACATTTCGCGGAGTGTTCAAAAAATAACGGCTATGAATGGGCGGCAACAAAGATTTGTGAAAAATCATTGGAAGATGTGCGGACAAGCAATTATCAATTTTTGAATTGCTATGATTTCACGGATGAAGAAATAGCAAAGTTGTGCGCTCCTACATTGAAAGAAATTAAAAAGATTATGCAGCTTGACCCACGCGCAACAATGCTTTATTTGACGGGCGAGAACAAGCCAAATAAAGAGAATTGGGAAAATGTAAATGATACTATTTTATCCGCGCTTATGTTTGCGCCGGAGGTTATCAATGACCCATTTGTGAGGGCGCATATTTGGCATAATATCAGTATGAAGATAGAGCGCGCCAAACGCGGAAAATTAAACTTTAACGCTAATTTCGCTATGATTAGCGGAGACCCCTTCGCCCTGTGTCAATCTATGTTTGGTTTAGAAATCACAGGATTGCTAAAGGCTGGCGAGGTTTACCATAAATACTGGATTGATAAAGGTGCGGAGGAAATCGCTTGTTTTCGCGCCCCTATGACCAACTTGGCGAACGTGCGCAAACTGAAATTAACGACAGCAGAAAACGCGGTGTATTGGTATCAATACATTAAGACCGCTTGTATATTAAACGCTTGGGATTCTACGCTTGAGGCGGAAAACGGCGCGGACGCGGATGGAGATACTTTCTTTACGACCAACAACAAGATAATTCTAAAAAACACCGAAAATCTGCCTACTATCATTTCTATCCAAAATAAAGCAGAAAAGACGATACCCACGGAAGCGGATGTAATAGCCGCAAACAAATTGGCTTTTAGTGACGAAATCGGCACGATAACCAACATAGTTACCGAGATGATAGACCTCCGCGCGAAATATCCGCGAGATACCGAAGAATATAAAATTTTATCATATCGGATTATCTGCGGGCAACACCTCCAGCAAGCCCAAATCGACAAAGCAAAAGGCGCGGCAGTTAAAGAAATGCCGGAACATTGGGCAAAAAAGAAAAGTGATGACCCATACAACGAATTAGCCGCGACAAAGAAACCTTATTTTATGGTTTATGTTTATCCGGAACTAAAAACAAAATACAATAAACTGCAAAAGTATTTGAAGATAAACGCTCCTAAAAAGTGCGAGTGTGAAGATTTTGAATTAGCGCAATCAGACCATCCCGACGCGCCGAAGCTTTTAAAACAGTTTGAAACCAAAAGCCCCATTACAGATAATGGGTGTGTGGTTAATCGGATAGCCCATTACATAGAAAAGGAAATGAAGGACTTTAAGGAGAAAGCCCCGCGCGGCGCGGATTATGATTATTCAATTTTGAAATCAAATGTTGAATACTCGGCGACCGCATACAACAAAATAAAAAAACATTTGGAAGAATACATAGCCGAAACAAGTAGTTTTATGGGTAAATCCAGCAATAAAAAAATTGATGCTGATACCGCATTAGAGCAAAAAAGGCAATTTATAGACGGGTTCAAAAAGAAATGCGGGAAGGATTGCCCCGACGATGAACAATTAACGGATATACTTGTTGATTTAATTTACCGTGATAAAAAATCTAAATGCGGTATGGCTTGGGAACTTTGCGGAAATCAGATTATAGAAAACCTGCGGCGAAAAGCTAATGGAATCGCTACTATCCCAGTTAGGACGAATGATGATAATTTTGATTTGAAGTATAACGGACACTTTTACAGGATGAATGAGGTTAAAAAAAATGAACAAAATGAAAGACAAATTATTTGTGCTTAACGAAAAAGAGTACATAGAAAATATAATTGAAAATCCTTTTTATATGATAACCGATAAAATTTATCAAATAGTGGTTTTAGCTGCCAAGTATTATTTTGGCGCGACAGGTAAAGACAAAAAGGAAACCACAAAATTATTAAAATTACTTTTGTGGAATAAATGCCCGAAATACAGGGACGAAGAACAAAAATATAACCACCTAATAGAAAAAGTGGTTGAAAAATATTGCCATAAAGATACTTGCAAACTATCCGAAATCAACAGCGTCCCGATAAGCAAAACGGAAATTGACAAAATCAAAGAGATTGACAGCTTGCCCGACCTGAACGGCGCGGATAGAAAAGCAATGCAACGCTTGTTATTTGTTATTCTGGTTTTCGGAAAATGGCAGCGGATGAGGAACGCCAAAAATGAAAAGTGTTGGTGTAATCTTTCCTCGGGCGAGATTTTAACGATGGCGCGGGTAAGCAAAAGTAAAATTACACTTTTGGGCAAACTCTATAACGCGGGATATATCCAACACCAAGAAGCATTAAACGGCGATAATTGTTATCCGCTGATTGTGGACGACACAACGGAAATAATGTTACAAGTTAAAGACTTGCGAGAAGTAGGCTATCAATGGAATCTTTTTCGCGGCGATAATTTTACTACCTGCCAAAAGTGCGGGGTTACATTAAAAACTAATTCCGCGCACGATGGTTTATGTAAAGATTGTTATGATATTAAATCTAAAACAGTTGCAAGATGTATTGATTGCGGGATTTTATTTGTAAAAGGTTCACGCGCGGGAATCAAGAAAAGATGTGATAACTGCCAAAGCAAAATGGGAAAAAATAAAGTGATTGACAAAAAATCTTTGCCAAAAGTCGCATAAACGCTGACTTTTTCAAAAAAAGTGCTTTTTCTTATATGAGTAATAGTAATTACTCAAAGGTGCGAAATCACTTAAAACTACTCACACAAGGTTATAGAAATATAACCTCCTTTCTTAAAATGAGTTAGGCAACTCACAAAATTTGTCTATTTGCTATGTTAATAGCACGTTTCCTCTTAATTATAGTTGCGGCGGGCAACTCTAAAACCCGCTCAATAATAACGTACTTATATGCGTTATTAAGCTCAAAGGAAGCCGCTGCGTCCATCTCCCTTTCTTGCGTGGCGGCAACTTTACTTTTTGGGAAAATAAAAAGTGATGGGAGATAAAAAGCGGCGAAAAACCGCATAAATAAGGGAATAATTTAAAAATCCCCATTTTCCTTTATGAGTAATAACTCAAAGAATAGTTTTCTTTTCTTCTCTTTTTTCTTGACTTTTTTCTCTTGGTTTTCTTAGGGAAAGGACAATAAGAAGAAGTAAAAAAAGTATAGTATGTATATTATTAAGGGCGCGAAGCGCCCGCACAAGAAATTAAGACTATTCTTAAATATATATAACTTAAATAACTACTATTATTCGTTGTTTTGTGAATTTAATTTCAATAATCAACGGTTGATTCTGCTATTCCTTCTTCCCTTGCGGAATATGTAGTAATCAGCCGTTGGCGCGTAAGCGCGAATAATGACAACGGAAGAATGTTTAACTATCCCGATTTTCTTATTTCGGGAATGATATAAAACGGAGGTTTACACTTATGAATAAGTACAGAGTTACGAATGATGATATTTCCGAAATTGAAAATCAAATTGATAGATATATTGAAAGTTTTGAAAGAATTATTTTCAGTTACAGAGATACAAAGAAGATTGCACAATTCGCGGCTAATGCTATGTATAATTTGGTTATGGCGCGGATTGACGAAACAAACGATAAAACTATAACCATTTCAGAAAGTGCGGATATTATGCAAAATCTTCTTGATATGGTTAATGACGAAAAATATAAACCTCTGATTAAATTCTTGGGTAAAATTTAAAATTGGAGGTGAATAAAAATGACAAATTCACGGCTATATAAAATAAGCGCGTGGAAAGACAACAGCGTTAAAATCGTACTAACTCAGGGCGAAGGCAGTAATGCAGCTAACCCAAACTATAACAAAAAGCTAAAGTTTCAACTTTATGATTCAGATGGATTACTGACTATTCCGGCAAGCGGAGTTAATTGTTTTTTAGCTATCGAACGACCGGACGGAACAAATGATATAATCGAGGGTGAACGCCTTAATAATTCTGACGTTGGTTTTTCCGTTAAGAATACATTAACCACAGTTTCCGGAATCGTTAAAGGTGAAATCAGATTGGTTTCGGCGGATAGTATTGTAAAATTCTATGGTATCAACTTTAATGTGTATGGTGGTACAAATAACACCGATATCGAAAACTCAGAAGAATTTGAAGCACTAACAAGAGCATTACAAAAGGTTGTAAATCTTACAGGTGATGGAACTATTGCCGACCTTGACACAGTGATTGCGCATAGTGGTACTAATCCAGCGGCAAGCGGTGTTATTTATGATTATTTGGTTGCGAACTTCTATACAAAAACCGAATCAGATAATAAATATCAAACATTAGCAAATAAAACACAAACTATTGATAGTGACAGACAGACCACAACACAAAACGCGGCACAATATCCTTCTGTTGCGGCTGTTAAAGATTTCTTATATGCTAATTTCTTAACCGAAAATGAAATAGATAATTTACTTGATAACATCTATTCAAAGACGGAATCCGATGATAAATTTGCATTAAAAAGCAATACATATACAAAGAGTGAAACATACACGAAATCAGAATCTGATGATAAATTTGCACTAAAAAATAATACCTATACCAAATCGGAAATTGCCGCTATTCAGACAGAGAACAATAAAAGATTTGCACTTGCTATGACCGTTGCATTTGATGATAATGGTGTTCCTGTTAAATTCAGCAGCAATACAAGTTTTAGTGCCGGTGCATTTTCTAATTCCGCTATTACTACCGTATTTATCGGAAATAATGTACAGTCGATTCAAGGCGGGGCATTTGTAACCTGTACTAACCTAACGGATGTTTATGTTGATAAATCACAATCATCAATTACAATCCAAGACCAAGCATTTCCCGCCGGGGCTACTATCCATTATATGGATGGTTTTAATGTTGGCGAGCTGATTATTGCAGCTATAAAATATCTAAATACGATTAAAGCAAATGCCGCGGATGTTTACACTAAAACCCAAACAGATAACATTATTGAGGGTGTAACACAACAAATTGAAGGTGTAACGCAACACGTTATGTACTACACTTTGACCGCTAACGGATGGAGCAACGGCGAACAAGAAATAACTCTTAACGCGGGTGATTATAACGTTTCCGCTTATACCAAAGTAGATATTGAACCGGGTGCAAATGCTTTAGAATCCCTTGTTAATGATGGTGTTTTTGCCCTGTATATCGAAAACGATAACGGCGATTTAACCGCTAAAGTGATTGGCGATAATATGCCGAGGCGGGATATTATTGTACAGTTAGTTTTAACTGAGGTGACTGCTATTGAATCAGAATCAGAATGATATATATTATTGTTACTCTTTGCGGCTTTATCATTTTCTGGTTTCTTTTCGTGAAAAATGTTTAGCCACAAACCACAACAAGAACACGGGGAAAAGATATTGGACATTCAAGAAATCGCAAAGGGTAGATAGTTTAATTGCTTTATATAACGAATTAAAACATAAATATTAAATTGGAGGAATTAGTTTTGAGCGACACAGAATTTTTAGCGCGTACATTAGCGCGAACTTTTAATAATTTGGCGGGATTGAATGAATCAGATGTTAAACTTATCGCAAAAGCATTGTTAAAATCCCAAACGCTAAAGGACGTTATGCCGGCATTGCAAAAGCTGTGTAACAATATAAAGATTGACGGCGGCAAAGCGTTTTTATCGAATGAAGTTTACAAAGATTTGGCGGGGTATGATATTAGCAAGCATACCGCAGTAATTAATGAATGTTTGGATTGCATTGATTGATGTTGAAACCAAACGAGAAATTAACGCTATCCCCTAAAGAGTGCGCGGAATATACACATATAGGTGAACAAAGAATTAGAGAGATAGCGGAGAATAACCCCACTTTGGATTGGGTGTTAAAGATTGGCGCACACTTGAAAATTAAAAGACCACTTTTTGAACGGTATTTAGATTCTGTTAGTTGTATTTAAGAAGGAGTTTAATAAATGAAATATGCTATTATTTGCGGCGGTGTACTCTGCCCACTTTCCGATAAATTTACTATTATTCGTGAGGACACAAGGGAAACTGTACTTGATTTGGGAAATTCTGCGATTTATAATACATATGCGTGGGTTGAGCCGGACGGCAAAATATATAAAGAATCCTATTCAGAACATTTGGGAAGTAAAGAAATTTATTACGAACTAATCAATAAAAATAAAGAGCATATAGCAACTTTTGAAGATTGTTTACTATTTGATTATGCAACTTTATAATTCCGTAAAAGAAAATTAAAGCGCGGGATATATTGTTAAAAGTTTAACAAAGAATGTTAAATATGAAAGGAGGTTTTAGCGATGGCTGAAACAAAAGAAAAGCAATCTATTTTGAATAAAGATGAATTTGACGGATTGTCAGATATTCAGATTTCGGCGGCTGAAATGCTCCAATCTGGGAAGTTTACACAAGGAGAAATTGCAAAGATTGTTGGTGTTCATCCGGTGACTATAACCAGATGGCGGAAAAATGACAAGTTTATGGCTGCCGTTAAGAAGTGCCAACAAGAAAAAATTAGACAGACCCTTGCAATGCTTAACGAAGGTTCTAAAAGAGCAACGGAAATTTTAATGGAGCTTGCGGAATGTGATGATAAGCGTGTAAAGATGGAAGCCGTTAAATATATTCTTGACCGCAATCTTGGTAAAACCACAAGCAAGATTATTGTTGACGATACCCAAAAAGAAACTAAAGATATTGATATTGCCGCCGAGATTGAAGCAATGAAGAACGGCGATAATCCCGTTGATATAGATTTTTGATGTTCATAAAATGGTGTATTATGAACTTCCCCCTATTTTCGGTGGTTTATAACTCTAATATGTCAATAAAATTTTTGTTTTATTGATAGTTTAGTAAGGGGTACAAAGAAGAACATAGACTATATAAACCGCTTATAGCCTATGTTTTACCCCTATGCGCCTTTTGTTTATCCCTGTATAGGAAAACCCGCAGGAAATTAACCCACAAAAAAGCCGATAATATAGCCCATTCCGCGCGGATTGTATCAACTGCATTTACGCTGAAAACAAGGCGCAAAAAACGGCTATTTTTTACACAAACTATTTAGACAAGTATTTATATTCCCTATTGATAAAAGTGCTTTAGAAGCCTTTGTAGACCCCATTACAGGCGTTATAATGGCATTGTTTGCGGTAGGGTTAATAATATCAATTATCTTTTCTTTTGTGGTTTTACTGTGGTTTTTTTCGCAGGAAGTAAAAGACTTTTAGCGGTTGCCCATTGTTCTATAAAAAACTTTGGAGAAAAACAAAAACAAATAATAATAAAACTGTTAAATTCAAGTTGTGTTGCGCGGATTGTGTGATACAGCTTGTTTTTATATATCTCTTTTTATCATTTCTTTTTTATTTTCATTGGTTGTTGATATTCTGGCAATGGGGGTATGTTTCTATTTTGGGACTACCCCCTACCGAAATTTCGGTTAGCTCCAAAAAAATCCACACCAAATTTTTAAGACAAGTAAACCAAAACTTATTACTCCCATTTCAAAGCATTAAGAATATCAAATATGAATTTATAGATAACCCGCGACGGGAGCGGGATTACTTTACAAGGAGGTGTTACCGTTGAACAATCTATTAACCGAACAAGCCAAAAGAATAACATTACAATGTTGCATTAAAACCTATGGCAAAGATAAAGGCGCGAGATTATACGCGGCACATAAAGACCATCTATTTGATTATCACGGTTTGGCTTGGGGCTTGGGTAAAGAAAATTTCAAATATTTTTGTTCTGTATTCCTTTACAATCTGCTTTTTGATTATTCCGGCGATAACATCCCGCTATCTAAAAAACACTATGAAATTTGGGACGAATTACAAGACGTAATGTTAAACAGAAACAACACAAGAAATTGTTTTGTGTTCCCGCGATCATTCGGCAAAAGTACAACAATAACAATACCGCTTGCATTATGGGCGGCTCTATACTGTATTCATCCTTTTGTTGTTGTGGATTCCGCGACGGAGAAACAAGCCGAAAATTTCATAAACACTATGAAAATTCAAATAGAAGATAATGAATATATTAAATCCTGTTTCGGTGACGTTATAAACAAGGAACTAAAATATAACGCAAGCGAAATAGAACTTGATATTAAACCGCAGCGAAGCAAAATTCAATGTGTTTCTTCTACTTCAAGCGTTCGCGGCATTAACTACGGTTCTTTCCGCGTGGGTTTGCTTATTCTTGACGATGCCCAGGACGAAAAGCAAATTACAACAGATAAAGCGTGTGCAGACCTTAACGCAAGAATAAACAATGGTATTCTGAAAGCATTACAGAATAAAAATAATCACGTTATCGCGCTTGGAACGGTGCAAAGAAAAGGCGATCTATACGATACTTTCTTAAATTCTCCAACTTGGAAATCACACACGGAAAAATGTATTTTACTTGACGATATAGACGAATATTTTAGAAAGTCTGAAGGATGGCAAACAATCCGCGCAATTCTGCGGACGAAAAACACAAACGAAAATGCTTTATATGAAGCCGAAAATTATTATTTAGAACATCAACAGGAATTACAATATCCAGTAATTTGGGCTAATTATGATTGTTTTGATTTGGCTCTTGAATACTTTGAGGATTCCGTATCATTCAAAAAAGAGCGGCAATGCGATATTAATTGTTTAGGCGAAAAGCGCATTAAATCGCTATCCGCTATTCCCGCGAAAGATATAGAATCCCTTGAATTTACAAACACTATTCTTTCCGTTGACCCGGCAAGCACGGCAAACAATAAATCTGACTATTCCGCGTTTTGTGTGTTGTCGGACACTGAAAACCACATCAAATATGCGCGGAAATGTATTATTGATAAATTGGAATTTAACGACTATATCAAAATGATTCTTTCTCTTTTGGTTAAATATCCCGATATATCAACTATTAGCATTGAGAAACAAACATATAGCGGCGCGGACGTTATCAAACTGAGGGAGCAAATACAAAGGATTCCCGAGCTGATGAACAGACCGATAACGTATATAAACAAGGCGCGAACAAAGAACAAGGATAACCGCATTAATACCGTTATCCCTGATATAAATATGGGTAGAATCATTTTCAATGAAGATGATATAGCGGCGATAGACCAAATAAAAGAGTTTGCAGGAACAGCGTACACGGCGCACGATGATATGATTGATTGTGTAGCAGACGCGGCGGAAAACATTATAAATATCGAAAAAACAATACCGAATTTGCAGATATATAATCTTTCTGCGTTTGGTTTTTAATATGATACCATTTAATAAAGGTGGTGAGATTATGAATTTGAATGATAAAATGATTGCGGAGTTTCGTTCTTTGGTTAATGAATATGATTTGATGGATTTGTACTATAAGGGCGACCACGATATAAACCGACTGTATAATAAATTCCCGAATAGAAGCAATCAGATTGTTATTGATAACTTTATTAACAAGTTTATCAATGAGGAAATCGGTTATAGCCTCGGTAATCCTCTTTCTATGGTTTCAATCAGCGGGAACAAGCAATTAACAGATGATATTTACCGCGCTACTTTCCATTGGAAGGATAACCACGACCAAAAACTAATGAGAACATTGGAGATTTTCGGCAAGGCTTTTATTTTGAATTACATTGACGGAAAAGGCAGATTTTCGGAAAAAGTATTATCCCCGAAAAACGCTATTATTTACTGTGATGATGATGGTGTACCTATGCGATTTATTCATTTTTACAAGCCAAAGTATAAGAATGAGGAATACCACGATATTTATTATACAGATGGCAGAATTGAAATCTACAAAGGCAACACATTAACCAATACAAAGTATCAACCATTTGCGGGTATTCCCGTTTCTGTTTGTGAACTTGATAATATAGAAGATACAATTTATTTCAAGATTAAACATTTACAGGATGCTTATAATGAAATACTTTCCGACCAAGTAAACACTATTTCAGATTTTCGCCGCGCTTATTTGGTTATCAGCGGCGTAAAAGTTGACGAAGAAATAACCAAACTATTAAAAAATCACGGTTTGTTAAATCTACCATCCCCGCAAAACACAAGCGTTAAATGGTTGGTGAAAGATATGCCGGACGGCTATATACAAAACACGTTAGAGCGACTACGCGCGGCAATGTACGAAACTTGTAACCATATCGACGGTAACGAAAAATTACAATCAAATACAAGCGGTACAGCCTTGCGGAATAGATTAGTATTCCTTGAACAACGTTGTAATGCTATTTTGGATATTGTATTAAATACCGTATATGACCGAACGGAACGCCTATTAGAATACTTGGCGGCAAAGGGTAAAACATACGATTTTACCGATATTAAGATTAATGCTACCCCTTGTATTCCGCAGGATGAAATTACTATTATTCAAGGATTATCACAACTTGGCATTGGTACAAATATCAGCCTTGAAACAGCATTATCAAGATTGCCATTTGTGGAGAATCCCGCGCACGAAATCGAGAAAATCAAGCAGGAACAAAAGACCAATAACCAAATTGAACTTGATAAAATTGATTTGGTTGAAGGCGGTGAAGCCGCTTGAATGAATTTGTAAAGGTTCGCGCGGATATTGATAAAGCAACACAACAAAAGATAAAAACTATCTTGCGTAGATATAAGTATTCACAAGATAAATTAGTTAATGAGGTTTCCGCGCTGGTTTTGGATAATCTTTCCGGCGACGGTAAAATATTATTATCCCCTAATTTGGTTGCAGAGGTTCGGGAAACAGTAACCGCAAATCTAAATGATTTCAAGGATTATCAAATTGATTTTGTTACTGACGTTGTGGAAGATGTTTACACAACGGCATTAAGCAAAACAGCTAAACTAATTGGATTCAAAACAGATTTTGGATTGGTTAGAAAAGAAATGATTGACAGGGCGGTTAATGCTCCTATTAACGGTAAAACCTTCTCTAATCGAATTTGGGACAATACAAATAAATTAGCTAACAGAATTTATAATGATGTAATTGATTGCGTGAAGAACGGCGAACAGCCAAAGCGCATTATAAAAAAGATTAAAGATGATTATGGCGTTTCGGCATATCAGGCTAAAAGGCTTGTTAATACCGAGGTTGCAAAGGTTGTAAACGCGGCGCAAATGGATATATACCGCGATTCCGGCGTAGTTGAAAAAGTAATGTGGACGGCAACGCTTGAAACAAATACTTGTGAAACCTGCGCGGAGCTTGACGGAAAAGAATTTGATTTAGATAAAGTGCCGCATTGCCCGCAACATCCAAATTGCTTATGTTGTTTGGTTCCTGTTGTGGATGATTGGAAACCAACGAAACGCGCCGACAACACAACAAAAGAAAATATTGATTACATAACCCGCCAAGAGTGGGATTATCAATTATAATCCACGGTGTTTTACTGTGGTATTTTTGTATAACGGAGGTTATAAAATGAAAGATGAAATCTGGAAAGATTGTAAACATTATGAAGGTTTATATCAAGTATCAAATTATGGACGTGTAAAAGGATTAAAACGTACAATTATTTGCAAAAATGGCGTAGAAAAACCCATTGAGGAAAAATATATTACACAACACGATAACGGCAACGGATATTTATTTGTAAATTTATGTAAACATAATAAATCCAAACGTGAATATGTACATAGATTAGTTGCTATGGCTTTTATTCCTAATCCTGATAATAAGCCAACTGTAAACCATAAAGACGAGGATAAACAAAATAATCACGTTGATAACCTTGAATGGATGACCTATCAAGAAAACAATAATTATGGTACTCATAATGAAAGAGGAAAAGAAACCCGCGATAAAAACGGGACTAACGAAAAGCAACGCCAAAGATGGATAACAAATAATCCAGCAAAAACAAATCCTAAAACAAGAGGTAAAAACGCTTATGCAAAAAGGGTGTTTTGTAATGGCTTGGTTTTTGAATGTATCAAAGATTGCGCGGACTATTTCAAAATTAATTATGGTACTATGCGCAGTTATTTATGTGATGAAAAGCGTAGACCCCAGAAATTTATTGATATGAATTTATCGTATGTTTAATTGTAGTATTCCTATTCCTTGTGGATAGGTTTTTTATATATTATTGAACTTTATGGATTTCGATACATAAAGGGCAGAAAGGATAATTAAAAATGACATTTGAAGAATTACTAAAAGAATTAAAGCAGTTTGAAAATACTGATGATTACAAGAATTTTATTAGCGGTTTAATCAATGATGAAAGAGTAACCGCATATTTGGACACGGACAGCGGCAAAAAGCTAATGCAGCCTAAACTTGATAGCCATTTTTCCCGTAGCCTTGAAACGTGGAAAACTAATAATCTTGATAAGTTGGTTAATGAAAAGGTAAAAGAACTTTACCCCGAAGCCGACCCAAAAGATACAGAATTAGCGGCGGTTAAGGCTGAATTAGAAAAAATGAAATCAGAATCCTTGCGCAAGGATTTGACAAACAAAGCCTTGAAAATTGCAAATGATAAGGGTTTACCCGCTGATTTGGTTGATTTCTTCATTGGCGCAGATGAAAAGGCGACTAATGCGAACATTGCCAAATTTGAAAAAGCATTTACTGATTCCGTTGGTTCAGCCGTGGAAAAGAAGTTAAAAGATTCAAGCTATGTACCTCCCGAAGGTGATGATACACCTATGGATGGTGTAACTGCGGCATTTATGAAACTGAATCCAAATATCGGCGTTCAGACTGCGGAATAAAATAATATTTTGAAAGGAATGAAAAAATTATGGATTTAAGTGTAAGATATTCTAACCTTGTTGACACTAAAACAAGAGTACAACTACAACTTAAAGATGGTGTAGTATTTAATAATAGATATGAAGGCGATGCAAAGGCTGGCGCGGTTAAGGTTCGCAAGAGCGGCGCGGCTACTGTTGTAGATTATGATAAGACTAATGGCGTAGCTCTGACTGAAGGCGCAAGCCAATGGATTACCATTTCCGATTTTAAGGACAAGGCAGTTAATGAAATCATTGACGGCTATAATGCTGCTGCTGTTCCCGATGGACTTGTAGCGGATAGACTGGATGAAGCTGGCTATGGTATTGCCCTAAAGCTTGATACCGACGGCGCAAAGGAACTTGTAAACGGTGGTACTGTACTTGATGATACTACTGCGCTAACTAAGACTAATGTATATTCTAAAATTGTTGATATGCGTTCTGCAATGACTACCGCAGGCGTACCCAATGACGGACAGCGTTATATTTTGGTTGCACCTGATGTAATGGGTTATGTGCTTAAATCAAGCGAGTTTACCCCTGCTTCCAACCTTGGCGACGCTGTAAAGGGTACTGGTATTGTTGGTACTATTGCAGGATTTAATGTTATTGAATCCGCTAACCTTGGCACTATTACAACAGGCGAAGGCAACAATGCTGTTACTTCAACCGTTGAATTTGTCGCAGGTCATCCCGCATATGCTACCCGTGTAAATGAGTGGGCTGTTCCCGTTCACGTTCAGGATTTGAGCGGTTCCGGTAAGTATATCGGCGCTTCCGCTGTTCAGGGTAGAAAGGTTTATGCCCACAAAGTTACTAACGCTAATGCTATCTTAGTTAAGGTTACTGCATAATCACTTTTGATTTAATTTGTTTTTATGGGGTATGGTTTAGGCTATACCCCATTATACTAATCGGAGGTGATTTTAATGGGCGAAATTTTTGATACTCTGCCAACTATCACAAACCATCCCGAAGATTATACACATACAGAATCACTTGACCCGCCGGAAAATCCATATGCTGAAACATATGCAAAATATGAATTGGCGGGTATGCGTTTTCAAGAAATGTTAAGAGAAGAAAATATAAATATCTCCGATGGTGATTTGGTTATGTACCTTGATTTAGCTTGGATGGCAATAGCTAAATATCTTTGGGCGGAATATGACGATAGCGAAATGATAAAACTTTGTAGTTTTGCGATCGCGCAGTTGGCTTTTATTTATTATCACAATGAACAAATTAAAAGGGGCATTATTCGCGGCGAAGCTCCTGTTACCCAAATGTCACAGGGTTCACGCTCTGTTACTTATGGTTCAAAGAAAATTGAACTTGATACATTTGGTTTAACCGCTGATGTTAAGGCGGCGTTACCCGTTAGAAAGTTGCGGGTGTTGTAAGTATGAATTGGTTTTATAACAAACAAATCACTATCCGAAAAAATAATAACACCTACAACGAAGAAACGGGAATGTATAGCCGCAATGAAACCCAAACTATAACTATCTCTTGTGATGTTCAGCCACTTGATACTAAAGTTGACATTGACGAACACGGAAAATTAATTAACGCAGAATATAAGATTTTTTGCGATACCGATAGTTTTATAAATGATTCTTGCGTAGTTAATTATAACGGCAAGGATTATAATATTGAAAAGCTGACGGATTGGGATGATTATTTTATTCTTTACATTCGGGCGGTGGTTTAATGGCTGATTTCAATAATTTCAATGAAGAAATGAAAAAGCTATTGCAAGCCGCCGAAACAGGGATGGAAAAAGCCGTTATTAAATTTGAAGCTGATACAAAGCTATTAACGCACGTTGACACAGGAACATTAAGACGGAGTTGGACGCACAAAACCACGGCGCATAATAACGGCAATATCGAAGGCGCGGTAGGCTCTAATGTTGAGTATGCGGCATATGAGGATAGTTACCATCCGAATATATCACAAGCGTTAGAAGATAATTTAGATAGTTATATGTTGACGATTTCAAACGAAATTCAAAAGCAGATTGGAGGTTGATTCTTATGGTTAATTTTAACGAAGTACGAAAATATATTATTGATAACTTGGCGGCGTTCGGAAATATCACTTTTACCGCGCAGGATGAAACCAACGGTAATAATTATTCTTCCATTTACCTAATTGAAAAGCCGAAAAATCATAAAATCACTTCCGGCAACGCTTTAATCATAAAATTTCACGAGTTAGGCGGCGGAAATCCTGTTAGAAAATATTATGTTGAGATTTGGATATTGGCGGAAGATTTAGCCGATATTGTTACAATCAAAGATGTATTAGTTGATATGTTGGATTTCTATAAAACGCCTTGCCTAATTCCCAAGATAAATAAATTCCGCTTGGATTCCGAGAGCGGGATTGCATTTGATGATAATACACAAATGTATGTAAATCGGATATATTTTGATTGCAATAAATTAATATGAAAGGACTGAAAGAAGTATGAATATTCTGAATCCTGGTAAAGATTCTGTATTGATTGGTTCCGGCTATCTTTATGCTATGCTTGCGGATAGTTTTGATGCTACCGATGTAGATACTGACGATATGACCGAAATCGGCTATATTAAGGATTCTGCGGCATTTACGCGCACACACGAAAGCAAGGATATTGAAACCGCTAATTATGGTGTTGTAGATACTTATAATAGCAAGTACACAACTACATTTGAAACGGGTATTATTTCCTACAATGCGGCGAATATCGCGCAATTCCTGACGGGCGATGATTATGTAGCTGGTACTGCCGCTAACGGTAAGGTTACTAACAAAACCTATTTTGTCGAGGGCGCAAAAACTCCCGCGATTGCTCTTGTTTTTGTTGGTAAGGACGAGGACACGGAGGAAGAAATTAAATTGATTATTCCGAAAGCTAAATGGCAGGGCGAATATAAATTGGATTTCAATAATGATAATCCCGTTGAAACAAATTATAGCTTTAAGTGCTTTAATGTTACGCTGCCCAATAATAAGATTGGCGCGGCTTGGCTTGAAGAAACCGTAACGGCTACAACTTGATTTTGATTTATAGGGCGGTTTTCGGACTGCCCTTTATTTTTTGAAAAATATTATTGCAATAGTATTTTGAGTTAAGACGAAATAAAAATAATTTGAATTGGAGGAGCTAAAAATAATGGCTTATTATAAGAATAACAATTACAGAAAAAATGGCGGGTATAAAAAGAACAATAACTATAAATATTATGAAAACAGAAATTACGAAGATAATAGACCGCAGGAAAGACCCGTATTTAATGGATTTGATGCTACACAGTACAAAAAGCCCGATATTGAAATAAAAGATTTGAATGGAAAAGTATATACAATTAGCGGCAATTTCTCCACGGCATTTTCCGCCGAGCTTATAAAGACATCAAAGAGAATTGAGAAAATCCGCGCCGGTAAAGACACTTTAGAGCAATTCCCCGAAATGTTTGATTTACTGCGGGAATGGTGTTTATCTCTAATCAATTTGAATGTTGACGGCGTGGAATACACAATGGAAGATGTAAACCGTGGATTTAATGATATTTATGTATTATATAATTTGGTTGGATATATCGCTAAAGTAGTAGGCGCATCAAATCGAGAGATTAACATAAATGAAAATTACAGATAAAAGCGCATTTTTACCGCATAAAAGAACATTGACAATAACACTAAATAGCGGTATGGAAAGAACTTTTAATATTTCGCTAAATATGAAACTGGATGCTTATTATTCCGCGTTATGCTATTTATCTTGTTTTGAGGAAAAGCAAAACGCAAATGATATTGTAGAAACCTGTACAGCAATTTTACATTCTGCGGATAGCAAGATTAACCGCAGCTATGTTATTAGAAACATTGGCACGGAAACACAAACGGAAATTATAACGCAGGTTATAAGCGGCGTAAATGAATTATTAAGCGCGGATTATTTGCAAATTCCTAATATCGAGGTTAAAGAAAAACCGACTACATCTAAATTTGAAAAGGAACGCGCGGAAAAGAAAAGTAAAATCAAAAGCGCAAACAAACTATTAGCGAAAAAACAAGAAGTTAGTTTAATTGAAGATATTACATTGGTTATGATGAAAACGGGAAATAGTTATTTTGATATTATGCAAATGCCCGTTTTGGTTT